TTTGGGGAAGTAGATCTAAAAAAAGATACCTTACCTATAATATCAGAACGACTACAGCAAAACTCATATCAAGCTTGTATCTTAGAGGATTTAATAGAGGGCAATGAGTGGCAACTTAAATTGTACAAAGATATGATTAAAGCTGGCATAGCACCTGAGCAAGCACGTATGGTACTACCACAATCCACCATGACTGAGTGGTACTGGTCAGGTAGTCTTGATGCCTTTGCTGATATGTGTAACCTAAGATTAGAGACTGACACACAGTACGAGACACAGTTGGTAGCACAGCAGATTGATCAGATCATGTTGGGTCTATTCCCTGTGTCATGGGAAGCATTAGTATACGGAGAGGATGAATGAGTATGTGTGGTGAGATAGAAAACGTACAGCGTGAGATAGCTACTAAAGAAGAAGAACTATTTGCGTTGACTAAAGAGATAACAGACTTAGAGAAACGATTAGAGGAGTTACAAAATGTGGGCAGTGATGTTTGAGATAGAGAAGGGTGAGTTTGTATACGACACAGGTAAGACTGTGTTCACAAACTTTGATAGCCCCTTGATGTTTACCGATAAAGAGGCAGCAAAGAAACGTGCAACTCAATGGAATACAGGTACAGTAGTACCTTACATACGCCCCATGACAGATGAGGAACGTCAGGAGTCTAGGATAAGAGGGAAGCCATCGTAATGTTTACAGTAGAGTTTGAATCAGATGCGTCAGTAATTACTACCCTAGATCAAGCAGACTTCTTTGAAGATGTTGAGACAATAGTTGCAGCTAATGGCATTGTATACATGAGGCAGTACGATGAAAAGATGGATGACTATCAGATGTTATTCATGAGCTTGCAACAGTTCACTGACATAATTGCTTCTTACAATAGTCCAGAGGGTATGTATAAAATAGTTGATAGGAATAAAACATGATGGAACTGGCACTAATAAGGACTCTTATGAACAAGGAGTTTTACGACAACAACAAGGGCATACGATGTCCTGATGAGTTGTTCAGTAAGGATGTGCGTAAGATCAAGCAGACACTAGACTACGCAATGAATACGTATGACCGTACACTGACTAGCTCTGAGCTTGAGGCCTTGTTCTTTGCTAACAACAGCACGATGACTACAGCTAACAAGCAGGTGTACAATGATCTGTTCAAGCGTGTGTCTCGTGAGGAATCTATGAACAAGGAGATAGCTAGTGAGGTACTGTCTAAACTATTCCAACAGGTACTAGGTAACAAGCTGGCAAACATAGGCTTTGACTACGTTAATGGATCACTGGATAGCCTTGAGCCTGTGCGTAATCTATTGCAGACATATCAGGATGACTTCACGCCTAACCTTAAGCTTGAGTTTGGTAACATTGAGATTGATCATCTGCTCAAGGCTAATGACATTCAGTCCCAATGGAAGTTCAACATCCCTAGCTTAGGTAGGAACGTTGAGGGTATCAGTGGTGGTCACTTGATCATCGTAGGCGCACGTCCTAACACAGGCAAGACATCCTTCCATGCGTCACTGATAGGTGCGCCGGGTGGCTTTGCTTCTCAGGGTGCCAAGTGTCTGGTGCTTTGTAATGAAGAGGCATACGAGAGGGTAGGCGCACGTTACCTAAGCGCAGCAACATCCTTATCTATGGAGGAGGTCAAGGGTAACTATGCCTTAGCTGCATCACGCTATGAGCCAGTGCGTAAGCAGATAGAACTGTATGATAGTACAGGTAAGGACATGGGATGGGTTGAGGCTATCATCAAGGCTTACAAGCCTGACATAGTAGTACTGGATATGGGTGATAAGTTTGCCGTTAAGAACAGCGACAAGTCAGATGTCTATCTTAAGAACGCTGCCATCCACGCACGTAACATATCTAAGCAGTACGACTGCGCTATCATATGGATGTCACAACTATCAGCAGACGCTGAAGGTAAGATCAATGTAGATCAATCTATGCTGGAAGGAAGTAAGACAGGCAAGGCAGCAGAAGCAGATCTTATGGTGTTAATTTCTAAGAACCCTGTACTTGATGTATCAGATGATGATGCAGATGATTCACAAAGGTACTTGATTATTGCAAAGAATAAGCTTAAGGGTGGTTGGCACGGTAAGATTACGTGTGAATTAGATGGAGCTAGGGCACAGTACCTAGCATAGAGAGGGGCGACAATGGAATTAGTTCTTGATGTAGAGAATACTGTCACACATAGAGGTGGTAAGATGCACCTTGATCCTTTTGAGGAAACCAATAAGCTTGTACAGGTAGGTGTACAGGAAGTTATATCAGGCAGTCAGGACATCTATAACTTTGATCACGTTGAAGCACATGACTATGATGGGTCACAAGCTAAGCAACTCCAGACTAAGCTGGATGCAGCTACCCTATTGATACTACACAATGCACAGCATGACATGCCGTGGCTATGGGAGAGTGGCTTCAAGTACACTGGTCCTATATACGACACTATGTTAGCTGAATACGTCTTGATGAGGGGTAATCACATAGAGATGACAGCTACTGGTTCCTTCAAGAAGAAGTCCATTAGCTTAGCTAACTGTGCGCTACGCCGTAACCTAGACTTTCAGAAGGATGATACCCTAAAGACTTACTTCAAGGAGGGATACAACACTAACGAGATACCACTGAAGGAACTTACTTACTACCTACAGTGTGACCTATCTACCACACGGGCATTATATGTGGCGTTACAGGAGGACTACGCCAAGCCTGATTCAGAATCACTTATCAACATCCGTGACATCACGTTCAAGGTATGCTTGAGCCTGTCTCGTATGTATTCCTCTGGCCTTAAGGTAGACTTGAAGGCTCTAGAATCTGTGCGTACTGAGTTTGAGACAGAGAAGGCTGACATAGAGGAGAGACTACAGACTAAGGTACGCAAGCTTATGGGTGACACACCAGTAAACCTTAACAGCCCAGCGCAGATGTCAGAGGTAGTGTACAGTTGCAAGCCTATAAACAAAAAGGAATGGGCACTACTGTTTGAGTTCACTAAGACAGACAAGGAGTACAGGGATGCAGTCAAGGCTAACACAACCTACATTCATAAGACCTCTGCCTTTACATGCCCTGTCTGTAATGGTACGGGCAGTGTACATAAAGTAAGGAAGGATGGAACAAAGTATGCAAGGCCTAACAAATGTAAGGACTGTGAGGCTAGAGGCTACCAACTAAAGAAGTCTAATGAGATGGCAGGGCTAGGCTTCATGCCACCCAATAAGAAGTGGGTCAGTGCTAATGGTTTTAGTACAGGTAAGGATAATCTTTCTACCCTTATGACTACAGCTAAGGCTAACAACATGGACAGTGCCTTAGACTTCCTTAAGGATCTCAAACGCCTGTCAGCTATATCAAGTTACCTGTCATCATTCGTAGAGGGCATATCTGTATACACAAAGAAGGATGGATACCTTCACGTAAGCCTGACGCAGCACATCACTAGCACAGGCAGGTTCTCAGGACGTAACCCTAACATGCAGAACATGCCACGAGGCGGTACGTTCCCAGTAAAGAAGGTGTTCGTGTCGCGCTGGGATGGGGGACAAATCATGGAAGCTGACTTTGCTCAGCTAGAATTTCGTGTAGCAGCATTCTTATCACAGGACGCATTAGCTATAGCAGAGATTGCATCAGGGTTTGATGTACACAGCTACACAGCTAAGGTTATCAGTGATGCAGGGCAGGCAACGACTAGGCAGGAAGCTAAGGAGCACACCTTCGCACCCCTGTTTGGAGCTACAGGTTATGGACGCACACCTTCAGAGGCAGCGTACTATCATCACTTCATAGAGAAGTATGAGGGCATTGCTGCTTGGCATAAGAGGCTAGGCAATGAGGCAGTACGGTATCAAAAGATTACTAACGTAGGTGGCAGGCAGTACGCCTTCCCCGGTACAGAGAGGAGGCCTAATGGTTTACCAACTAACTTTACTATGATAAAGAACTACCCAGTGCAGGGGTTTGCAACAGGGGATGTAGTACCTGCAGTACTTGTGGAGCTAGAGAGTAGGCTCATGCCTATGAGGTCTACACTGGTCAACAGTGTGCATGACTCAAT